TGCATTTGCTTATTTTACTGAAATAGCAAAAAGAGGGTTTGCAAAAGGCTGGAATAAATTACACCCCAAAAAATATCATGGTACTGTTTCAATTAATGGTGGTGCTGATAGCGAAGGTATTTATACGATATAATATTGTATGAGTATAAAGAAAGTAAAACCAACATCCAAGTCTGGGTTTAAACAAGGGTATTATAAACCTAAGTTTCCTCAGAAGTACAGAGGGGCAGATCCTATCATATACAGAAGTAGCTGGGAGCGAAAGTTTTGCCACTGGTGTGATTATAATGAAGATGTTATTTATTGGATATCAGAACCTTTCTCTATACCATACTTTAATCTTTTGGATAATAAGTTTCATAAGTATTACCCTGATTTTTTCCTTAAGATGAAAAAGGGAGATACTACACAAGAATATGTTGTAGAAATAAAACCAAAGGCTCAGTTACAAAAACCTAAAGAACCTAAAAGAAAAACAGCTAAAGCATTAAAAAACTTTAAATACGCATATGAATCTTATGTAAGAAATTTATGCAAAACTAATGCTCTAAACAAAATGGCACGAGAAAGAAATTGTAAAGTAATGTTGTTAACGGAAGATTCAAAACTATTCTAATGGCTTTAGTAGGAGTATTTACAGAAGACCTTGATATTTACCTTACCGACGAGAAGGGTAGAGTTGGTGCATCTAAACAATCTATTATAGATATTCCTAATGCAGGCGTGGTTAGTAAAGGCCCGTTGCTACCAGGTAAGATGTATTGTTTTAATTATTATACAACAGAAGAACTTTTTTATGATACTAAACCGTTAGTTATAGGTTTAGGTGAATCTGATAATGGCCATCAGTTAGGTATTAATTTGCATTACATGCCTTATGAAGCTAGGATTCCATTTTTGACTGAATTAACAGTTTCTTTACAAAGCCAAATAAAGGGCTTGATTAAAGGTAATGCATTAGGTAATCCATTACAGCAAAGCCCTATTACAAACTTTAAATGGGAATTTATTAAACAAGCATTTGGTAAAAAATATAATTTAACTTATTGTGTTAGGCAGTACAGAATGGATAGGATGAAAAATCCTTATGTCTTAGGATATGAAGATTGGCATATAGGTGCTGTGAATAATGAAGACCAATTTTTTGGTGGAAATATAAATCAAGCACAATCATTATACTACAAGAATATATAAACTAATAAAATAAAAGAATATGGCAGGTTTTACAGATAGAAGAGGCCCTTTAAGTACAGGTAATCCAGTAAGAAAGATTCTAAAAGATCTTTCAAGCTTAGGCATGGCCTATGATGATATGATCATCCGTAATTCTAGAGCAGTGGGCTTTACTGAAAATGAAATGGGTTATTCATTTAACCCAATGGGATCTGATGGTGATGATATGTATGGTGCATTTGCTGCACTGTCATTAACTGATACTTCACTAAAGAAAAATATTGCATTTTTTGACCAAGATTATATTAGAAAACGCGATCAGCTTAGAACATTTGCAGTACAAGATGAAATAGAAGAGATCTTAGATGTAATAACAGATGAGGCTATTGTATTTGATGAATCTAATTATATGGCTTATGCTGAATTTAATGGTCATATAGGTGAATCTATCGAAGAAGAGATTAGCGATGTATATAATAACATCTATAATTATTTTGGTTTTAATGATTCTGTTTCACCATGGAATTATTTTAGGAAATGGATGATTGATGGATTTCTTGCATTTGAAATAGTTTATAATGACAAACAAACCGAAATTATTGGTTTTAAAGAATTAGATCCAATATCACTAATGCCAGGTATTGATACTGACGACGGTAAAAAAGTTTGGATTCAATATAAAGGTGAAGGTGCAAAAGAAAGAACGCTATGGGATTCTCAAATAATTTATATTTCATATTCACAAGTTAATACTCCAATGAGAATATCTTATGTTGAAAGATTAATTAGATCTTTTAACCTTTTAAGAATAATGGAGCATAGTAGAATTATATGGGCAGTAACAAATGCTTCCTTTAAAACTCAGTTTACAATACCCGTTGGTGGTAAATCAAAAACTAGAGCAAAGCAATCTCTAGCAACATTAATGAATTCATACAGAGAAGTTGTAGATTTTAACTTTGAGAGTGGTGAAATTAATACCAACGGTAAACCAATGATGCCATTCAATAAAGAATATTGGTTACCTTCTAAAGACGGTGATTCTCCACAGATTGAAACTATTGGTGGTGACGGTCCAGATTTAGGTGATACTGAATCATTAAAATATTTCTCGGATAAATTACAAATGGCATCTAAGATACCATTCTCTAGGTTTGATAGAGAAGGTGGTAATACTTATGATATGGAAGCAAGTGGGATGTTAAGGGATGAAATTAAGTTTGGGCGATTTATTTCAAGGTTAAGATCTATATGGCAAGAAATATTAGTTAAACCTGTATATCTTCAGATGTGCTTAAATCACCCAGAACTAAAAAATGATATTGCATTTAAGGCTGGATTAGGATTAAACTTTATAAAGGATAATGTATTTGAAGAAATGAAAGAAATGGAACTTTCAACAAAACGAGTAGACTTCATCGGTAATATGAAAACTCAATTAAGTACAATGGGTCCTGATATGGAAGAAATACCATACTTTGATTTAGGATTCTTAATTAAGAGGTATGGTGGTTTTACTCGTGATGATATTAAAGCAAATGCTAGGGCAAAAGAACGTGAAGACCTTGCAACCGCAGGATATAAAGAAGAAGATATCGAAAAGATCCTATTAGGTGCTAATAAGAAGGATTTTAAGCCAGAAAAAGAATCTAGTGTGGCTGATGAAGACCCATTAGCTGATATCTAAAAACTATTAAGAGTTGTAATATATAAATCAAATAACTACCAGAAGATGTCTAACAAGAAACTTTTAATTCTAGAAAGATCTAAGTCAAACTTAACTATGTCAAAAGATGCCGATGGCTCTGTTGTGTTAGAAGGAGTATTTACTCAGATTGGTGTAAAGAATAAAAACAATAGAATATATGAAGAGGCTGAAGTACTTCCTCATATTAATGAACTAAAGGAAAAGGTAAAAACTAATAAACTATTAGGCGAGCTTGATCATCCTAAAGATTTTGATATTAGTTTATCAAATGTTTCCCATGTTATCGAGGATTTAGAATACGATAAAGATAAGAAGCAAGTATTAGGAAGAATTAGATTACTAAATACTTCAAAAGGAAAAGAAGCTCAGGCATTAATAGAAGATGGTATTCCATTACATATTTCAAGTAGAGCAGCTGGAACTGTTGATGAGGCTGGTAAAGTTAAAATTAAAAAATTCTTTACATACGATTTAGTAGCTGATCCAGGATTTGAAAATGCTGAACTTGCTAGAGTAAATGAATCTTATGGCTTTGAGGATACTGAAGGTTTATACATTTATGAAATGGACAATTCTGAAGACGAAATAAATAAAACAAATAAAACAGATCTAACAATGGAAAATAACTCAGGAAACTTTGTAACCGTTGAGGATTTCAATAAGTACACCGAATATGTTAAAAATACATTAGACGGTGTTAAAGAATCTGCTAACTCAAATAACGATGAACTACTACAAAAATTAGTAGCATACACCGAGCACGTAGCAGAGAAGGTAAATCAGGTTACTGATTATACTGAATACTTATCGGAGAACCTTGATAAAAGTATCTCTCACTCTGATTACTTAGCAGAGAATGTAGATAAAATTAAAAACTATTCTTCTTACTTAGGCGAAGAGCTAGACAGGTCTATTCAGTATTCTGAGCATGTTGCTGAGCAAGCTGATAAGGGAATTGCATATTCTAATTATTTAGGTGAAAGCTTAGAAAAAGGAATTGAATACTCTGAATATGTTGCAGAGAAAGTTGATCAAAATATTGCTTATTCAGAATACCTTGGAGAAGGATTAAGTAAGAGTATTAAATATACTGAATATATTGCAGAAAATGTAAATGCAGTAGAGGGAACAGTAATTAACGAAAATACTGAACCTACTATCGAAGAATCGATAAATGAATCAATTAAAACTAAAGAAAATTCTAAATCTTATAAAGATGCAATAAGCGAAAAGTTAGATAACCTAATTTCTAAAGCGGAAACTAAAAATGTTTCTGAAATGCACTTTATGAATTTCTTATCAGAATCTAAAAAGAATGAATTTGATTCGTTAGCTGATAACAAAAAAGTTCTAATAGTTGAATCAATGAATTCAAATTCAATTATGTCAACTGTACAGGCTGAGAACGTTTGGGATTCATGTTTTATAACTGAAAGAAAGGCAATTAGTTTTATTGATGATATGCCAGAAAAATTCCATACTAAATGGGAAGCTCTTCCTGCAAATAGACAAGAACAAATAATTGCTGAATCTAAATTTCATTCTTTAAATACTCCTTATGCTATTAATAATTTCTGGCAAACACGAGATATGAGATCAACACAAATGAGCTTAGAATCAATCAATGAAAGCAAAACTGCTGCTGAAGCTGCTCACGTAAAATCTGAGCCACTAGTAAATGAAGACTTCCAAGCAGATTTAATCAAACAAATGAAATTCAGATTAGGTAGATAACTTAATCTAAACAATATTAATCGAGTAGTCAAGAAGAAAAGGACTTAGGCGATTAGAAACGGAATATTAATAGTATTCCACAAAATGCGAAAAATAAAAATTTAATATGCACGCAAATCAATTAATCAATGAGGCTGAGGTTCAGAAGACATGGGCACCTATCATTGAGGAAAGTACTGGTATTACTGACAAATCTAAGTTATCTTGGATGTCTAAGTATTGTCACTACCATAACCTTAATGAAAGTGTTTACAATACTGTACACCTTAACCCGAACATGAATGTTCAAAGTATGGGTAATGTAACGTTACCTGGAAATCCTGGAAGTATGAATGCTTTCCCTGGACAATTACAAGGATCTGGAGACAGACCTTTTTCTTTGTTACCGCTTGCAATGCAAGTAGCAGCTCAGACTGTAGGTTTAGACTTAGTACCAGTTGTACCAATGCAAGGACCGATGGGTATTTTAACTTACCTAGACTTTGTATACGGTGGTGGTAGAGGATCAGGAGCTCCAGTTAATGGCGCTTTAGATACAACTGCTTCTCCGTTACTAGTTAAATTTAACTGTCCAACTGTTTTAGTTGCCAACGGTGGTGCTGCAACAACTTGGGTTGTTAACGATATAGTATATGCTGATGGTTTTAACTCATCAACTGCTGCGTTAACTCCAATTGCTGTTAACACAATCAGTCCTGGATACGAATTAACTTATGTAGGAGCTTCAAGAATCGACGGTTTCCAAATATTCAGAGTTAGAGGTAATACATCTGCACTAGGTGCTCCTGGTGATGCTGCTGCAACACTTCCAGCTGGAACGCTAGTTAATACTGCATCCACATATGCACAAGGTAGCGAAGCTGCTTCTTCAACTATTTACAATTCAATTGTTGCAAGTGGTGTACTATACGGTGCTGTAAGAGCTGCCGCTCCTGCTGTAAGAGCTCCTTCTCCTGTTGTACTAATTAATGCACAAATGCTTGCTGTAGCAACTGTAGGATTAGTTGGTGCTGTTCAACAAGCCACTAGTGGTTTAGGATTAGTTAAAGCTTTAGAAGACCATATTTCTGGATTCTCTGGTAATGCATTCCAACCAACTAACGATCCTGCGGGAACTGCTGGACCTCAATTTGGAACTGAGAATATTAACGGTTTAAACCCATACTCTAGAGGTGTAGGTGAATCAACTGTTGATAATATCATGGGACTAAGCTTATTCAATAAGTCTGTTGCTGCTGAAACTTTCCAAGTTGCTGCCGCTGTGACTAGAGAACAAGTTCAAGATCTGAAGCAATTCGGAATTGATGCTGTAGCTCAAGTTGAAGC